TATCAGATACATCAAAGACATACTGATGATTTCTAGTAAACTCTAGGGTTGGGTGCTTCGCATATATGTTAACACTATTGATAGCGTTATTGTTAAATGCTGGGTCACTTACAGCAGTATCTCTAATACCGAATGTATACTCTCTAGATCCAATTACCTGATCAATAAAGAATGATCCATTAAACTGAGTGCCTTGGAATCCTTCAGTAAAGATAATACTACCAGCAGTAAAGTTATGAGCACTATTTGATGTGCAATAGACATACTTGGTGCGATTAGTTGCAGTCCTAATAATATCCTTCTCTAAACGTGCTGTAACACGAATCTTCTTAACAGATGCTAATCCACCTATAACTACACTCTTCTCATCTTCAGCAACAGTTATATTACCAGAGTTAACACTGATAACGTCTTCTGGAATGTATAGTGAACCAGGATGGATCTCTATAATCTGTACTGTATAGTTGTTACCTAAGTCATATCCTAGGTTTCTAGCATAATCACTAATAGGCTCAGATGTTGATACAAATGTCCAAGTTACACTACCATCTGAAGCATCACCAGTAGTATGGACAGGAGCAGTTGTACCAGATACACCAGCACCACCACTTGCTACCTCATATACATTTAACTTATGTCTTACACGTTGTCCAACAACATACAATAAACCTTCATCCCACTCAAGCATATCACTGCCTTGATATTGTGGCATTGGATATGGATGAGTAGTTAAATCTAATGTAAACTTACCTGCATCATCTATGAATACCCAGTTAATTACTCCATCACTTGCTTGACCAGCAGTATGAGTAGGTTGAATTGTACCTGATGTACCAGCACCTAGTGCTTCATAGATTTTCTTATCGCTGTATACTCTATCTCCCTGAGCATATACTGTAGCAGCTTGCCAAGGATTTTCTGGTTCATCAATATTGAAATATTGACCTTCTATTTGGTTTACATCAGCAACATCAGTTCTAAAGCGATCATCATCGTTGAATGTACCATACATCTTACCAATCTGATACTTATTACCGTATCCAGGATTAAGTAAAGTGCCCTCAGGTACCTTTACAATTGTGCCGTATGCTTGAGTAACTCCAGCACTATTGAATTGCTGTATGATAGCACCCTTAGTTAATTTAATATCTTGATTAAATGTAAACTCAAGGACATTATCAATCTTCTGATATAGAGCATCACGGATATAGAACTTACTAATTACATCAGCACTAATCTGTAATGTCTTACCTAATGGTGATGGAACTGTAGAAGTCTTAGTTGCATACTCAGACTTAGTTGTAGTAAAGGTATATGTTCCAGGTATAAAGGTTGCAGCAACCTGTGACATATCCAAGATCTGAAGACCACCAGCACCTAATTCCCAAGGACTAAATGCAGATATGTTTAGATCAGCCCAAGTGGTAGCAGTTTCAATATCACTAAACTCTATAGTTGACCACTTATCTAATCCAGTAAGAGTATAAGATGCTCTCTTATCATGGAGTCTATCAAACTTGATTAAGGCAGAATCTGAATTACTTGTAGTAACAGGAATCTCTTCTGTTGGTAGTTGATATGCAGTATTGTATGGAGCAACATCATCTACTACAAAGTCATCAATCCATCCAATGAATGAATTACCACTTACAGGACCAGAATACTTACCAGCAAGAGTTACATCAGCAACATTAATATCTGAAGTGCTTTGATAGTTACAAACTAAGTTTCCATTTAAGAATACTTCATACTGATACAATCCAAGAGACTCTTCTCTCTTCTGGAATGTTACATGGCACCATGCAGCACCACCAAATGTAGTCCAGTTAGTAGCAACAGCAGATGAAGCAACTTCTGTTGAATTAACGTAAATAACGAATTTCTCAAAGTTACCACTTGTGCTATCACCATCCAATTCTACTTGAATGCTATCACCTGCAATAGGAGTTACATCAAAGAATATTGGTTTGGTATTCTGTGCAGTATGTTGAGCAGTTGCTAAAGAGAACCATGCTCTATAACTCCACTCTTTAGTAGAAAGATTTAACCCAGGAAGTTTAATAGGGCAGATACCACTTAACTTAAGTGATCCAGCACCAAACTTCTGAATAGATGTGTCAATCCAAGCATTCGCAGTAGTATGGAATGTCATTGTTGCGAGATCTTGCTTAGTAAAGTCATAATCTCTATCAGTATCATCATTAAAGCGATATGCTGCTAGTTGATCTGATTGTTGTCTATCTACAGCAAGAATGCAGTCTCCAGAGTTATCAACTGTATGCCACTTAGTCTGGAATCCAATTTCAGCAGTATCATCAACTTTAGTCTCTTTAATTACACTACCATCATACTTGAGATAATGAATTACTGAATATCTTTGATTTTGAGATTCTATAACATCAGTAACTAATGTATAGTTACCAAACACGTCTAAACTGATTCCAGCGTGTTTGATGGAATCTACGTTACCAGAAACTGTAACTGTCTTACTCCAAGTCCATGCAGTGTTAGCAGTTGCAACTGGGAACTTATTAATCTGTATTTTCTCCCATTTGGATGTAGCAGAGTTATAAACGTTCCAAATCAGGATAACATCGTCATAATTGTCAATAATGAATCTTGGGTCTCTTACATATCCACCAACGGTAGGAATCTGTCTAATCCAGTCAATTTCAATGTTTGCACCATCATAGAAGAATACACCAAAGATACAGTCATCATTTTGGTCATTTACACCAACAAACATGAATCTGTCATTTGAGATCCACTTAATTTGGTGCATCTCTTCTGAATCATCAGCAGAAGCAAGTTTACGTTTTTCTACAAGATCACCATCAATGCTACACTGAATAACCCACATATCGTTAGGATCAGGTGAGTTACTATCAGTATAACCACAAAGGTAAATACGACCATCTTGGTCTAGGTCTAAATCTGTTACCCAGTCCCTTCTAGAAAGACCTGAGATACCTGCAATTGACTTCTGCCATAGTAAGACACCATCAGGTGCATTTGCATTATTAAATCCAGATTCATACTTACCTAACCAAACATCAGGATTATACTGTGAATTGTTAGGATCATAGCTTTGACCAACAACATATATGAGGTCATTCTCAGGAGTATCGTCAATATGCATCTTGACGAATTCTGCCTTCTTAGTGCCTCCATTAGTAGGGATTAAATCTCTCTCCCATATAAGTTGGCCTAAGTCATCAAACTTAGCAAGAATTGCTGACTGATCTCCATCTGGTTCAAGGACACTACCACAAATGTAAGTATAACGTTGTGCAGTAGTTATTGAGTGATGTATAGTAACTTGACCAGTAGCTTCCTTATATTCAGTTAACCAATAACGAGTTTTCTTAAATTGTTGTGGATGTGATACTCTGATCTGTGGAGGATTATCAGCATCGTATCCATTACCAGAGTTAATGATATTAACATCATTAATCTGACCAGTCCCTTCTAATACAAGAGATAACTCAGCATCTTGTCCAGAAGCAGTAATTAACTCAAATGTAGGTGGAATATCAAGATTATATCCAGTACCTGCTTGAGTAATATTAATTCTTTCAACACCAGCAACAACCTTAACTTTAAAGATCTTATTGGTGTTATCAATTACAGGACGAGAATTTACAATGATTTCGTCTTGCTGTCTTAATTCATGACCTTCAGCAGTGGTAATTACACCGTAAGGACGGTCACCAATTATCTCTTTCTGATAACCAATAATTCTTTGACCTTGTACAGATTCAATAAGAGCAGATGCACCAAATCCACCAGTACCTTCATTATCGAAGAATACGGTATCATTGACCTGATAAGACTCACCTGGGTTCTCAACAACGAATCCATCTATCTGAGCATTCTCAAATTGAGTAGTTGTCTCAACTTCAATATCAACCCTAGACTCAGCAGAGACCCTTGGGAAATAATCATATATCTGTAGAGTTGCCTCTTCAGACATCTCTAATACTTCTTGTTGCTCATTAGCATCAATCAAACCATCATTGTTAGAGTCTTGTATTTCAAAGATAATAGGATAACCTTCAATCTCAGTAGTAAAGACATCTGCCTCTTGGTTTGGTTGACGATCTACATCGATATCAACATCAGTATATGGATCTCTATAACGGACAACACCATCAGGAATATTCTCCTGTGTTGCTATCTGAGAGAAGTTCCAATCATCTGGAAGTGAGTTAAATTGAGGACCACAAATGTATGGATACTCTGGAAGACCTGCTTCACTAGCATCAATAGTTACAAAGTAAGCATATGTGCCATCTGGATACTCTGGTGTCTTACAGAAACGACCATTATAGTTGTCTAGGTCACCAGACTGGAAATCGTAGTAATAGTCATCTACAAAGGTACCAGCAGGGTATGTTGAAATAGGAGGACCATCTACCCTAGCAGGGTCAGGATTGGTTATCTCATCATATACAACGTTTGTCTTTAATTTAAAGGAAGTACGCATCCTTCTGATACCACTATTTGCATCAGTAGGATCAATGTATCCATAAGGACCATATATTGGGTTACCATCAAACGCCCAACCAATAATAGGTGAGTGTTGGAAGTTAGATTCTAATTCTTTAAATGTCTGTGTTACAGGATCTAGGAATACGTTGTCACCAACAACATATCTCAATTCCTTAGGATCTGATAGGTGAGCATATTCACCACCAAACTGGTTGTTATATCCAGTGAATACATAACCTCTTGCATTATCAAATTTAGTGTCAAGATCATATTCAAGGTTCTTATTCCACTGATACACAGTAGGTGTAAAGGTCGCTAATTGACCCACTGCTTCGAGTCTAACGGTGGTTAAACCTTGTGTATACCCAATACCCTTGTTGGTGATAGTTATTCCTAATACACGACCTTTGTCTTCTCCAATCGTGCCAATAGTTGCTTTAGCAATAGCACCGAAACCATCACCATTAATGATTACAGTAGGTGCAGTTGTATATGATTCACCAGAGTTAATAATAGCGATAGAAACTATTCTGCCATTAATAACGATTGGTTGTGCTAGAGCACCTTCACCAGAGTTAACCTTAATAGAAGGAAGTGAAGTATAACCACTACCAAAGTTTGTTACGTTAACACTCTGAATAGTACCTCTAACGTTAGCAGTTGCAGTAGCCCCACTACCGCCACCACCTGTGATGGATACTAAAGGTTGTGTAGTATAATCTTTACCTGGTTGCTCTACTAGAATTCTTGTTACTCTACCACCAGTAATAACTGCCTGTGCAGTAGCACCGCTACCATTACCACCAACAATAGAAACTAATGGTGAAAATGTATATCCAGATCCCCCTTCAGTTACTTCAAAGGAGTCTAGACTACCATTAACTACAACTTCAGCAGTAGCACCTGATCCACCACCACCTGTAATCTCTACATTAGGTTTAGCACCAGCATCATAGTTAACACCTGAATTAGTTACAGTGATAGATGTTAAAGGACCATATTGGACAAATTCTCTAGATTTGTAAGACCATATAGAAACACCATTAATCCAAGCACCAATAGGTGTTCCTGGATCAACTGTCTTACGTTCTGAGATTGTCTGGACTGTTCTGGGGAATCTTAAGAGTTTCCTTTGGTTTCCTGGGATGAGAGCAGACCCAGTGAAAGGACCAATCTTATAATTGGGTAGACCAGAAGCAGCAACATAAACATAGCTATCGTTGAAGAATGCATTCTGTATATTAGTAGTAAATTCACTAACAACCTTATTAATGGAGTTAATATCAGATTTACCTCTGTTGAGGTCAACTGATAACAGGATATTACCACCAGGCACTATCTCTGTTGGTACTGCTATTTGATATGAGAATGTAAACTGGTCAATTCTTGATGTGACAGTGAATGTGCCGTTGTATACAACAGGGTTAGCACCGTATATTGTAACTTGGTCAGATACCAGTAGACCATGAGGGTTGTCGCAGACTACAGTAGCAGTCTGGTTATTAACACCACCAGGATTAATACTAGTGACCTGAATCAGTTTCTTGACGTTATATAACCAAGATTGAAGTCTTAACTCTTCAGCAGTAGATCCAAGGTTTGCTACCTTTAGTTTATCTCCTTGAAGATAATATGACCCAGTATCATTAAGAACTGTTGTACCTGCTTCAGCGATACCTAACACTCTTAACTTACATTCTTCTGAGGTACCTCTATTAACGTAAACATAGATATCCGACTGGACTATAGTACCAGGATCCCAATCTTCAACGATTCCATTCTTAGACCTAGTACACTCGATGAACTGGTTTAGGGACTTCTCCTTATACTGGACTTCCTCTTCATCATTGATTCTAATAGTACCATTTCTCTCGGGCCATCCAATTGTGCTGTCAACCGTGATTATCTGACCATCTGTAGAAAGAGGCTCAACAAGACGAGTTTTATAAGGAATAATGAAACTACCAACCAAGGTTTCTTCAGATATCGCCAACTCGTAGATAGTATCTGTTCCTTCAATGATGGTGATGACATTTTCGATAAGGGCAGATGCAGCAGTAACACTAGTGTCTACTTCATCAGCATATTGGTTAATTTGTGAGTCAATAAGGTTGCTTGGATCACCTTCTATCAACTCTGCACGAAGAATAGTGTCCACAACCCAAGTAGCATGGGATGGACTAATAATTTCGTCTTTTGGATAGTAAAGATCAACATCTTCTCCAAATAAGATCTTGAAAAGATATTGAGTTGCTAATTTAGTACCTTTTGAGATATAGAAGTCGGTAATATTCTTAATTACCTGAACTGGGTTAACTTTGGAGAAATCAATGTCCAAAGTAGGCAAATACTGCCTTCTAAACTTATCAAAGACTTCTTTAATGAATAAAGAGTCTAAATTGGTTACATAAGACCCAGCTGGGTGATTTGACTGTCTTAGAGCTGCTTCTCCAGCATATATCTCATTATGAAGATTATCATAAGCAACAGGACCAGAAACACCTCTAGCACATCCTAAAAACGCACTAGGAGCATAACTTTCGCCTTCTTCGATAATATCGAATCCTGTAACTTGATCAAACCCAACATCTACAGATGCACGTGCTGCACGAGGTTCTGCGATGTATATCTTCGGTGGAGACTCTTCTGAGTAACCAGTACCGAAATTAATGATATTAATGTCTGTTATTTCGCCATTGAAGATAGTTGCTTGTGCTAAAGCACCAGTACCTCCAATTGGCACCCCATATCCGTCTTTTCTGTCATCTACGATATAAACTGAAGGTGCATCGGTATATCCTTGTCCACCAGTCAACATTTCGATATTTGTGACTGATCCAGATGCTACAGTAACGTCTAAAACCTGAGCACCGATAGGATCGATTATTTTAGTCCTAGGAGGGGTTAAATACCCTCTACCACGGTTTGTAATCTGAATTTCGTAAACTTGACCATCCTGATTGATTTTAGAGATTGCAGTGGCATTAATACCACCATCAGGAGCCTCATCAATATAAACTAGGGGAGGATTGCTATATCCACTACCCATTGAAGAAACAGTGATGCTATCGATGTTTACACGACCTTCACTGTCAATTGTTGGTTGAGTTATGATTGCTCCACCAGGATTCTTAAATGAAATCGCAGGAATGAAGTCATAACCACTTCCACTGTTAGTAATGGTCAAACTATCGACCATTCCAGTGGTATCGTTAACTGTAAGAGTTATTTGTGCTGCTGTACCATTAGGATCACTTGGTTGTGCAACAACTGGGATTGGAGGGTTATATGAGTTGTATCCTTGTCCACCATCGATCAAATTGATGTCTTTAATACCACCAATCAAAGATCTAGCAGTTGCAGCTCTACCATCGTTACTTGTGATAGCAACTTTAGGTGCAAAATCTAATCTATACTTAGATCCACCATTTTTAGGGATTAATGCCCCAATTGTGCCATCATTAGCAACCTTAGCAATTGCTGTTGCTCCTGAACCGTAAGAAGGAGCAATATATTCAACAGAACGAATATGAATGGCATCAGCAGCCCCAATCTCGTTTTTGAAGATAACTCTATCTTGGAAAACGGTAAAATCTTCATAAGGGACTTGTAAACGACCATTTTTGTTAATTATTAGTCCAATTTCCGAAGTTGGAGTGTATGAAGACCCATTTACTCGTAATGGATACTCTTTTGTGTTTTGCCACTCTTGCCAAGGAATAGAATCGGTTACAGTGATGGTTTGATCGGAATATCCAACCAAATATGTCAATCTAGTGAATTCTGAGTCATCAGCACCAGTCCTATCTCTAGGTGGTGTATCAAAACGTATATTAAACCCTTCAATGAAGTAATCTACGTTTGGTACCAACATTGTGTTGTAAGTAATCACAATGAGGTGCTCTGCTGAAGGAGGAGCGACTGGAGTACCTAAAAAGCTTAGTTGGAAGTTATTTTCAACACCATCGAACAGTGTAAAGGGGTTTTCTAGCTGTTGCTTCTTCTTATTAAACTGTGGGAAAGAGATCCCAGGAGTAATAATAACATCAGGACCACGAGTAACAGATTCATAGTAAATTACCTCATTATCAATCATCAAGGATCCATTTTGACGCTGGAATCCGTCAATTTCCTCAACTTCTATCTTTTTATCATCTAATCCAATTTCGTTCAGCAAACTAGTTGAACTTGACAACTCATCAGAGGTATAATTGTCAAGATCAAGGTATCTTAGTAAATTATTAAGTATATCGTAAGGACGACCTGTTTTCTCCTGAGACTTATAGTATTCAAACAAGAAATTGACCAACTGTCGGTCTTCCTGACGAATAAACTCAGGTAGCTGATTTTCGACCCTATCAGAGACGTTAATATTCTTCGTAATCGGCATCTATCTTAGAAACAGGATTCGCTGACTGGATAAGTGAATGTATCACTTGGATAATCAATGATATTTATACCCCCTAGGTCACCGAAATTATAACCATTAAAGTTATTAGGATCGAAGGTGGGGATTGCTACATCGTTGATTGTATAGTCAATTGGATTGACTGAGGGATTAAATATTGTTGGATCTACGCCAGGTGGTACCGCAATTGATCCACCAGCAGGTAAAACTTGGATAGGCAACCTTTCAGTGTCATCTGGAGTGCCTTGTATCGCTATCGGACCAACACAAACCTGACCACTACCATAATCTACACTTCCAACAGAAGGATTTAGCGTTAATTCGGTTTCATCCCTTGTTGTGACCAAAATTAAGTTACCTTGACCATCATCTCTAATATTTACAGGCACTAACACCTGATTGGTGACATTTGTTGACAAACCAGGAGATGAAACTGCTACAGCAGTCGCTCCATCGGTCAAAGTTAGATTTACAAGGTCTTCTGTGTATCCAGTTGCATAAAATGTCCCAGATTTCACAGTTGAGAAGGATGGTTTACATTTTCCACCTGTACCATCACCAGAATCATCATCTGTTGAGTCACCATCGTCTTTTGGACTACCAGCAAACCCTGAAGGGTCATAAAGTGGGTTACCAAAGTCTAGACATTGGGTAAATACGTTTCCAAAGGTGAATTCATCAAGATTTTGACCTAAAGTCATCTGTGTAACGTTACCAGAGATGCTAGGATCGCTACTATCAACCATCGCACCAAATTTAGACCCATCTATGCGTCCATTGAAGCGATTATTGATACCTGCCTTATTCCATTGGTCAATTCCTTGTAAAATCTTAGTTCCTAGTTGAGATCCAGTCAAAGAAGTGTCATTTCCATTATAATAAACGTAAGATTTCGGAATAACGTAAAAACTTGTAGGGTCAATGATGACAGGATCGATTGAAGCGATAGAATACTTCAATAAGTCCTTTTTAATCTTCTGTTTTGTCGTCTCATTGAGTTTATTTCCTGTTTTTGGTCTAATTGCGACGTAAACCTTACCATATACAGGAGGAGATAGTTTCTCACCCCCATAGGCGGTCACAGACGCTGCCTGGGGGTATATTTCAGAGACTATATGCTCATAATCATTCTCAGTAACTGCCCTATTCTGGGTTGCATACGCTCTAGGTGCTCTAAACTTGACAGAAAGTGCTGTTTCACGGTCTTCACCGTCTTGAGCAGCATCCTTAGTCGATAATCTTATGGCATTTGGACTAATTACACGATTATCAGAGTCAACTACGTTACCAACGAAGTCAAAACCCTTTGCACCGTTAGCTTCAACCCCATCAGTGGACACATATGTGACTTGAATGTATTCACCATCGATTAATTTACGTCCAATTGACCCATCTCCGAAAACAAGACGGTATCTCATGTCATCTGTCTCTTCCAAATAGTAAATTCTGGAAGTTGCGTCAGCATTTGTGACATTTGCAGCAAGACTATAGGTATCAGTCTCTGAAGATTGAGCAGTTGGTGAAATATCTACTGTTAAAAGACCAGTATCGACGTTTTCATCGGGAATAACGAAGTCTTGCTTCCTAGTATAGTCAACTGTATAGTTTGCAGTAAGCAAATTACCTTGATATACAAGGACATTATCGAAAATTGCCTGTCCAGTAGCAGTATCTACTGAAACTTGGATGTCTTGAGTGAGTGCAAAGGTATAACTATCGTTATCATTGTCTGCAACAAAGACATCACCCTTCCTTAGGGTAGCAAATTCTGGAAAAGTAGTGCCATTTAGACCAATTGTAGTCTGTGCAACCAATTTGACACATGCTCTAGGTGCTTTTATTGACCTTGGAGTGTAATTTAACTGCTTTGCGATCCTTACAATGTTATCTCTGACCGTTGCAGTCTCTAAAAATGCTTCGTTTAACGCCATGTTAGCGTTAAATGCTGTATAATATGTGTTATATGCTAGTATATCGATCAAATATGACGCAGAACTACCCTCAAAATCATAATCGGTAAACTCTTTTCGTGTCCGAAGGTATGATTTTATGGATTCTTTGATTTCAAAGAAGTCTAAAGACGTTAATTGTGAAGGAATTGCTGGCATTTTACGCTCTCTCTAGGAGAAATTCGACGTTTTGGGTTTCTGATTCACCCACAATGGTATAATCTATACCTATTTGGACTGAATTGATCTCAGAATCATCACGAAGTGCGACACCTGTTACTACAATACGAGGTTCAAGTCTAGCTAGACAGTTGTAAATTTCACTTTTTATGGTATCTACTGCAAAAGGATCCCAAGGTTCAAACAAAAGTGCCTTAACTTTAGATCCAATGCTTCTTTGAAAGGGTCTTTCACCGAACATTGTCAGAATTAGGTTACGAACTGACTGCTTTATAGCATTCTCATTCTTAACCACACCAAAATCACCAGTATTAGGATTCGCTTTAAAAGACACAGCTAAGTCCTTGAATCCTCTACTGACATATTTTTCTGATCTGAACCTGTAGGTGGGCATTCTTGTCTACTTTTACTAAGATATTTATCACATCTTGGGTCAGTAATTAAGTATTTACAATATTCCCAACCGTTTTCCTTAAAGGAATCGGACATATCGACAGGTCGTTCAGGATATCCCATTAGTTTGACCCTATTATGTTTTATTTATAGGGTTTTCCGACTATTTTCCTTGACCTCTATACTTCTTCCTTGCTGCATTACGTGCAGAAGCAGCTAATTTCGTGTTTTTTGAGTTTCCTTGCCTAGTTTTCTTAGGTTGTGGCTTAGTATAACCACCAGTTGAACCGTATAATGCCATAATTTTGGATAAACTACTATGATGATAGCACAGTTGCATGCCCCCACGCAACCACAGATGAACAAGGGTAACTCCAACCAGGAAATCCAACTCCTAGAGGGTCTAATATCCTTGCAATAGGTAATTTCAAAGCAAATACTGTTAAAGTTGTTGCCATAACAATCCTAGTATGCCCTACACCCCCTCCATCTTCGATTGTAAGGGTGCTACACGGTATAGGAGTGGGGGTTGGACACATCGCTTTACCGCAAGGACACATGTACACAACAATATTAGTACATACCGCTATATGCGGTGTGAATGTATCACCCAGTAACATAATGGGAATCCTATTCACTAGGACAGTTGCCCTATAAGGTGTAACAGGAAATATAGGAATTAGGGGTTGAGGAGGCCACCAACAGGTAAACTCCTTAATGACTATGCTGTAGGGGATTGGAGGGGTGCCACACGCTTGTACAGAGTGAACAGTGGATGGTAAGCACAATCCATGACCACTACAGGGTAGTCCATTTAAAGATGATACTGGTAGTAGATATCCAAATGCCATTATCTTCTAGGTTCTATAATGTCGTTAACTTCTTGACCATCTGTCCATGATCCCTCTTCACTACATTCATCAAAGAATGGATTACCGTAGTTACGCAACGCCCTACCCAGGGCGATAACTCCACCAGTGAGGTAGTTTCTTACTACCATGGTACCATTATATGTGCCCATAATCAACCTAGCGTTACTCTCACTACCTATAATCCTATTAGGTGGTATTGCTATAGAAGCATCCATAACTTTATCTAGTGCTAGACAAGGGTTGTTGTGTAACTCAGGAGTATTACAATAAGTTTGACCTGCTATACCATTACCATCTGCATCATATCCACAGTATACAGTAAGAGGACCATCAGATGCATTAACATTCCTGACATAGGAATCCCAACATTCATTAGGTGGCACACCATTAGTGCATGCTGCTACGGTTAATGCAGTATAATCTACAGAATGCGGTGTACCTGCTGGATCATTTGCCGTAGGGTGACCCAACCATGTCTGCACTGCTTGACTACTTGTTATATTATCACCAGCCCACATCTGTAACTGTTCCAGCTCTGTATACTGAGATCTATTGTAGTCGTAGGTGTTTTCATCTAACCCCACAGGTACAAATACTTGGTTACCTGGATCCTGAGGATCCCTGTAGCATCTACCGTCTATACTACTACGCTTACAAGGCCATGTCCTCTCTCCAGAGTTGTTTGGTATATCTCTCTTCTCCTGTAGGAAAGGCACTGGCATCTCCCTCAGGAATTCCATAAAGTTTGCTCCCTGACTACCGCCCACATATCCTTCTATTTCCATTGATACTCTGAAGGATGCTTCTTTCTGCTCAGATGCACAATACTTATACGGTAACCATCCAAATGCTTTCTGCTCTCCTTCCTCGTTAGAGGATAGGTATGCACACGGCATATCAAACCAACGAGTAATATTATAGAGCCTAGGTTGTGAGACTGTTATACACCTTTCTCCACCTACACCACCGTATAGTGAGGACATATTCTCACCAAAGGTATCTACTGATTGTGCACCAGTGTACACATAAGGCATAACATTCTGCTCAAACCCTATAATACCACCACCGTCTTTAGAATTATCAAGACCAGATAATACCTCAAACTGTCTACCATCAGGCACACCATTAGAGATCATACCCTTAGCATTAATCTCAATACAACTCTCTGGTAGGTTAAAGCAAAGTTTTGTTACATCATCATCTATACCATCACCTGCTGCTCTTATGTAACTGTCTGGTACCTCAGCGTATACATGACTAGGTGAGTTGTTAACGTGCTCAGGTTGTGGTTGAGCACCCATAGATGATTTAACATATCCCATAGTCTCAGCATCCATATTCTCACCTATGGTCTGCACCTCATACTGAGGTTGCTCTACTCGTGCAGAAGAGTACACTGCATCCTCTTTCTCAAACTTATGATTCCACGCTTCCTCCATCTTTCCATGCATTGCTTCCCGCTTCTCTGCATCAGGTCCAGCAAGACCTCCATCAAATGCTAACTTCTCAGGATCTACAACGTGCACCTCAGGTACATTTGCTTGGTTATACCCTGATCCACCATCTACTATTCTTACAGACTTAATTACTCCTCTCTCATCTAATAGTGATATCTCAACCTCTGCTGTCTTGAGTTGCATAAACTCATTATCCTTATCAGCAGATACAATACCATTCAGTGTACCCCATTTACGACCTGCACTCTGCACTTCTGCTAATTGGTATCCCTTATCTTTTATTGGATCTCCTATAGCAGTATTGTACTGCGGATCCATAGTTAACTTATCTTCCATGAATTCGGAAGTATCATTAGCAGAGAAGTTATCCATCTGCCGTGGATCCATTACTTTTATAATAGGATCTACATAACCCATTCCACCGTTAATAACATTCACGGCAACTATGGTACCATCATCTCCCACTACCGCTTCTAGTTTTGCCTCATCCATCTTACGGTGCGGTATCAACGCCTTAGGATCGATCTCAACTTTCCAGTAGGATATCTTCTTAGGGAATTCATACGTACCACAGAATGCAGACTTATTGGGTATACCATATCCTGCTAATACCTCACATGTGCCACCATCACTGGAAGTGAATTGCTGCTGATATGAGAATGTCTCAGGATCTACTACTCTGTCTATATTCTGCACTCTAGTCTCTAGAGTGTAAGTACCTGCTGCAAGTGTCATAGGGATTACTTCACTACCCATACCACTAGCGTAAATGATCTGCCTGTCTATAAGGATATTATTACTAGAGTCCGTGAGTTTAACGTATCCATAGTTATCAGACTCTATTGCTAGAGAGTAGTCTCCACTAGCAGGTATAGTAATTGTCGCAGTGTGTACCTGCCATACACCAATATAAGGATCAGTTGCGTCATCAGCAGGTTTAATAGAGTATATACCCCATTGCTTCATAAAGTTTGACCACGGCACTGCGGTATTAGTTGGTGCACCTATAGCAACCCATGATCCTTTCTCCGCAAGTGATGTAGTTACCTCCGCACTATCCCAGTTAACTAACCGCCATGCTACGCAAGCAGGGTTAACATACCACTTATTATCTCTACTGTTATCCCATGTTAACTCCATTACTCCGCACTTAAGCTCATCTCCGAAGTAATAGCAATTAACTATATCCCATTCATTAATCTTTTCTCCGCTATTGAAATCACCACTCCTAGTGAGGTAACGGAAGAATATCATATGTGTGTCAGTATCAATAGTCCAGAAGGATTCATTTACACCAACGCTACTCTGGTCATGTATTGATAGTTTAGTCTTAGTGGTATTCCATACATCCGCATTGATCTCATAGAAGTGACTGTGATACGTCCATACTGGAGCACACTGAGGACATCCTTCAGGGTCAGTAGTATTAGGACAACACTGTGCATTACTAAGGATATACTGAGTAGAGAATATAGGACCATTCCAAGGATAAGTCGTATCATATAGGTAAAATACAAACTGGGAGTCATACATATCCTCGAATCCCAAATAGCGAGGTATAGCACCCTTTACAGCACCACTCAGACCATAACTCCACTCAAATAGTGCTTCATTATCTAATATGTCTACATTATCAGGCCATCCCCAACCTAGTATATTAGGTGGACCTTCTACACTATTTCCTTGATCATCACGCATCTGTCGATACATGAACTCAGTCCATGCACCCATACCATTTACAATGCCATTCCAAGTTGCTTGACTACCAAAAGTATAGTCATACCATCCACTCTTATCAATACACTGTCCAGTAGGTCCAATCCTACCTACATCTACAATAGTATCCGTAGGAGAGTCCTGAGCACGGTTAGCAAAGGCATAACAGAGTATACCTTGATACACATACTCTTTATCATGACTACGTGCAGGGTCTACTGGAGCACCTTCTGCTATACCTTGTAGATTAACCTCTCTTTCAGGCTCTGTGGTATAGAAATGATCAGGGTCTGGATGTAGATACTCATAGAGGGGTTTAGGTGCCTCTCCAGGAGAGCAATATGCTGCTGCAGCTGCCTCTGTAGTAAACACATACCCTAGAGTCTGCACTTCTAGGTATTTGTCTCTTCCACAACCTGTTACAGCAGGGGTATTAGTCCCTACACAGAGTTGAGTATCGTCAGGCCAATAGGAATACCATGCCTTAAGAGGCACACTATTCTCTACTTGGTTAGACATTACATAAAATACTGGTCTTCCTTGTCTAGGCTCTGGGTTATATCCTGCTGCTGCTCTTTTCCAAGACTCATTCTCACATCCTAGGTTAACTTTATGGATCTGAGGATCCCTAGTATACATGTGGTCGTCTTTACTACCTCTATACCACCTGTATACCCCTTGACGCTCGTTTCCGTTATTACTTACATTAGTTAACTCTTCATCACCAATATAGTGAACATTATCCTTCCCTAGTGGCATACTCCCTGGTCCGCCACCATCAAAAGTTATAGTATAATCCATACCAGTGCCAACACCAGGATAATCTGATGAGGTATCATAGTCTCCACTCGCAGGTCTTTTAAACCCTTGAGTAAAGGCACCAGTTTTTATAGGATTAGGATAACTCCTGCCTGTTTCTTGAATATAGGCTGGCACTATTTACTAAAGTGATCTTCTAACTTATTTAGTCTCTCTTCAAGGAGTTTTATATTTTCCCCCTTATAAGCAACTGGACCTTCACTAGAGTAGATATCATCGAATAATTCTTTCATATTAAGATACCTTTCACTTCCCTCAGGTTTATATTTCATCATCTCAGCACCTGGGGGAGGGATTTTTTGGATTGCGACCTCTAAATTCTCTACTCGTTTGGTCAAGTTTTGTAGTGCTGTGCTTATATTCTCGAATGCCCAAGTAATAAATTCTTCATCACTTTCAAACTTTGGAGTTTCACTCGCCATTTTTTTCGATTTTTTTAAACGCTAATTTTTTATTAAGTTAATTATATTGCATACTACCAATATAGTCAACATTATCTGATTGTATCTCATTCGTCTACCTTATGTAAAATAACTGATCCGTCAGTTTCCTCTTCATATTCTAGCACAGTGCCGATGTCCCAATTACAATCTCTCATGACATCTTCAGGAATGTGTATAAAGTTATCCCCATACTCATCCTCCTCTATAGTTAAGGTGAATCTTTTCATATGAATTATATTCAGTTGTATACTGCTATGTAGTGTTTTCCCTAACTATACCTACACAACATGTCTGGTATCTCTTATAGACCCCTCTACGCATGTCTACAATACTACTCTTCTCTTGCCATAACTGATGAAGTAAGAATCCATCACCTAAGTAAACCCCACCGTGATTGGGTGCTCTCTTCTTAAATTTCTCTTCGTCTCCCATTACTGTGTCGTATACCTTAAACAAGAGGAGATCACTCTTCTGTAAGATAGACATGTCCAGTAACTCTCCCCATTCAGGTCGTGCTATCCAAACCCCATCCTCTTCTTTCACAGCATCATCCATGAAAGATGTATATAACCCTGAGAAGTCCTTCAGAGACCTTCCAAGGCGTGTCTGGGCATATTTCTGCACAATTCCATAGCACCCTGGATATCTCCTACCAGACCAAGGGAGTCCTAGCAAGTCTGCGAATTCTTCCTCTAACTCTCTCTTGCGAATTTCTCTATCGTTTTCATTTGCTATGGACATAAAAAACCTATGGGGAATTTTTTTATATTGGAAATTTTTTTATTTTGCTCTCGATCCTATACTTTTGTAGGTTACACAAACTCGAAAAGTTAATAACTGTTTATTAACATTTAGTGCATATACAGTTTGTGTTAATTAGTGCATGCTAATATACACACGCTAATTAACACATAGTGCCTACACAGTTCTTGTTAAGAATCGCTGCTAAATTGCGTTGCGTCCAGTAATGCTAACTTCTCAGATTTGAATGGTCCGTTCTTACTATTCCCTGGATAATCGTATGCCCAAAAATGTTTAGAACCGTGTGACCACAATTTAACATTTACTGGTGGAATTGTCTGAATTGTTGTTACTTTAGACATGTAATTAGGGGGATAATTGTGTTATGCGGGGTGTGGGTAATCGTTGCGGGGTTTGTGATACTTTTCCACATAGTCTGTGGAATCGTTAACATTTTCCCTCCGATACTTTGTCTTGGATTGTTTTCTCTTTTCTCGCAAACTCTTCGCCTTATGTGATGAATAGAGGTCGTTACGTTTGTAAGATCTTCCCATTGTAATTGTGGCAACAATAGTATTATATAGGCAAAAATGTGTGGTGTCAAGGTGTTAGCGAGGATTGGCATATTTCTTAGCAGTTGTTGACAAAAAAATCTCGCTATGTTACGCTCTAAGATAACACTAACTAGAGTCCATATTACATCCGTTAAATAACACAAACCTATGTTTATTTTGACATTTTAAATATACACTATTTTTCCACAATCCTTCCGCTAAGTGTGGAAAACTCTCTTCTAATTGTGGATTGATTGTTGTTAACAATGGTGAGTTAATCATGTTTTGAAAAATAGCAATTAAGGGCAAAAAGTAGCATAGTATAAGTGTTACTATCTCATGTAAAGATATCCACCATTACAATCAACATTGTTATAACAATCTGTTGGATTAGTTAACAAGTTATACCTTACATGTTTAGCAGGTTTATTCCAACTAGCAGGTTTAAATACATCACCATTCTTTACATCTACAAAGCAATGTACACTGTTGTTAGTAATAATTTTGTAATACTTTCTTCCCTTCTTAACTTCTACATTATAGGGTAAACTTTCCCATCTATTGTTATGATCTTTCTCTACATATTCTGCTAGTTTGTATACTCTTTCTTCTACATCTTGCTCATCATTAACTATAGTAATGAGATCGTTAATTTTGCGAGTTGTTGTCATTTAGTGGGAAAAATAGGGTGAATAGTTGTTAATTAGATGGATTAATTGAGAAGTCATTTAGTGATAAACTACCAGCATGATTAACCTTGTTAATTATACATGCGTGGTGAATGTTTAATAACTCACTAATACTAACTCCCTCTAAATCTGTCCACTCTGATACATAATCAGTTTGGTCAAAATCTCCTGTATTATCTACACATAGTGGGCAAGATTTGAAATCATTGTTATCATCTATCCAGAATATTCTACCAAAAAAGTTAGATTTAAACATGAAATTAGTCCTCCTCGTTGTTAATTAGTTGAATAGAATTGATGTCCCATTCTGATACATACTCATCTAATACTTCAAATGAGTTAATATCAGCACGAGCAAGTTCTCTTGCTTCGTCTTCACTTTGTGCATCAACTTCTATTGTAAAATAGTTAATTTCTGCACACTCTATTAGATAAGAATTCATTGAAATTGTCCTCCTTAATAGTTGTTTAGTGTGCGATAGGGTTTGTAAACATAAACCTTTGAAGATTTAGTGGTTTTGTTTACATTTTGTTTTTTAGATTTGGTTGCTGTTTGATACATTTTGTTGTAGGCAATTTGAGTAAGAAATAACATTTAAGCACCCCAAGTATAGTTGAAATCGTTAATAAGAATATCCCTTACTCTTTCCCTGTCTAAACTATCACCATCGCCCCAAGTATAATGAGATGAATTAACACATAGTGCGGTAATTAGTCTCTTTCGATATACATTAAATGCCTTAATTATGTCATCCTTAGTTAATAGTTTTCCATCTTTAATTAGTGGGTATAATGCTTCTTTGGGGTGTCCGTAGAAGTCATAAACATAATCAACAAAGTTTGGCATAATGTGTAAAGAATTCGTTTGATATCTTAATTATACAGTATTAATAACGACTTGGTATCTTATCGTAGTCACTTTCTTTAGTGTCACACAAGCGATTGACAATTTCATCTTCATTCCTATATGCTTTTAATTTCTCTCTAATTGTTGCATATTGTAGATTATATTGTCTTTCTAATCTATCATCAATTAGAAGATCGATTGCGTCCCATTCATTATCAGTTAATCGGGGCAATTTGTTGTTATTGTTAACAACTATCTTTGCATCTAATTCACTATTAGTTGCGTTAGGATTTGCCTGTTGTTGATAGATAGGACGTGGATTTAGTTTAGGCACGTTGTTAGTCTCCTTAGAAGAATTGTAGTTAGTTAGTGTTACTGAATCAGGTGTAATTATAACTTTCAAAATCTATCTCCAATTTGTCTATTATCTTTAATTTCCTGGAAATCTTGCCATTGTTTGTTTACATCTTCAATTTGCACATTTTCTACTAATTCATCATAAAGATACTCATCTTCATGCTCATAAATCCACTCTTTCAACTCGTTAGATGTCATTTTATTATACCTATCTGTTAGGTCTTCGGTAACATATTCTACGAGAGATTGAGTGTCCATTCTATCAACAACTATTTCAACATATTGCTCTATTATTTCCTCTAACTGTGTGGTGATTAAGTTATTATTAGTGGTCATACTGCCACCTCATAACATAAACCTTCAGCGATGAAATAATCGCATAATTGTTGATACTGAGTCAACTCATTATAGAGGTCACAATCTATTAAGAATTGTGCCATCTCTATTTGTAAATCAGAGGGTAAAACTCCCTCATCGTAAGCATCAAGTAATAATGCTAATTTCTTTGGAATTGATGACATTTAATCGTGGAATGTAGGGATGAAAGTTTCTAATTTATTGGTATTAATATCAACTTCAAATTCCTGCGTAGCATCCCAAATTGAAATGTATTTAATTAACCATTCCTTTTGAGATTG